GCGTCCATCTTCCGGTAAGAAACCGGATGAGTTCGTTCGAAACGCGGTCGCTCGCCTCGGAAAGGTCGAGAGTTGCCAAGGATCCAGTAATGGACCCTTCCCGTGCAAGAAGTTGATTGACTTCTTGGCGATCGAGTCGGAGGAACCCTTTGAGGATATTATCCTCATTCAGGCCTTCGACGATAGCTTTGGAGAGTGCCTGCTGTGTGTATTGCATGCAGACAGGCTCCATGGCTATGATCCGGGGCGTTTTCTGAGTCTTGGGGACTGAAATTACCTCTACAGGTAGTTCAGACTCCAGGTCCCTGAAGTTGGTACCCTCCAAGAGTTCATGATATCTTGGAGATGGCAGGAGGAAGCGATCTGAGGAAAAGTATTCCTCTAGCCTCCATGTCCAGTCCGCATAGAACTTCTTGTTTCCAAGAAGTCTGTCGGCAGTGGATCCTGGTCCGTGTTTCGGAGTCAAAAGGCCCTCGGCGACGTCAAGATTGACGCGATCGAAAACCCGATGAAACAGAAGCATAGACAAGCGAGAAAACGCCAGAGTTTCCTCTGTGTGTAATCCTGCTTCCAAATCGCGATGGCTCGTTCGAGCCACCACGGGGAGGGGTGTTTCATCCTCCCATTGACCAACTTCAATATCGGTGTTGATGTACTGAACCATGGCGTCATGCGTTCTCTCCGCGGAAGCGGGGAGGAACATTTTGCCAAACAGTCCGCACAGCTGGCGTATAGCCAGCACAGCGTCTGTGTTAGGTTCAGACAACAGCACGCCACTTCGAGGTTCGAACACGAGCTTGAAGAATCCACCCATGAAAATGGGGAGTTCTTGACTGAATCGAAATCCGATACAGTCGGCTCGGTCCACGAATCCCTGGTCAATCCAGCTTTCGAAGGATTTTCCGAGGTTCGGGAGGACGATCGTGAGAAACGGTCGTCCTTCGCGTTCGAATCTACGCCCGACTTCGTTGAAGTCGAGCGTGGTGTCGACGGCACATCTCTGGCCCATATCTTGAGCCAGAACCTTCCAGAGAGACAACAGGTGATCCACCTGGTTCCCCTTTCATATAGGGTGAAACTGGGCTGGGGTCCTGTGTCACGTTCAGTCTTTCGACTGTGCGATCCCTGCCTCCACCACACGGTGGAGGGACTGGCGCTCTTGTCAGCTTTCGCCGGCAAGGAGCTTTGCGACGGCCGCACCGCTAGAAGCGGTGAGCCACGCAAGGTAACCGTCCACGTCCTGCTTAAGGAGCGTGGTGTCGTAGCCGGGAGGTGAATCCACAACCAAGTGAACCGAAACAGTCTGGTTCACATTCTGACCACTAACCAGAGGGTTAGCAACCAGAGAGTCGTGGATCATCTTCGCCATACGACGAGTCCTCTTCCCATATGCATGGGAAATCTGGACACGGAAGGCACGATCACCGGTGCTGTAAGCAGCGGTGTCAATGCCAGTACCAGTCCGGCCAAGCGACTTTGCAATCGCGTTGACCGTGATAGTAAAGGGATCTGCAAACATGACAATCTCACTTTCAGGACACAACGATATTCAGTTGTGTTTGAAGGGAAGCATAGGAGAATTCCTATGCCGGTATCACTTGCGACCGCGACGGGTTATCCCTATCGCAGCCAGGATGGCCAATTGACGTGGGGACAAACTATCCCACGTCAGGCCAAATCCGTACGGCGATGCACCAATTCTGGATTTCACATGGAAAATGCTAGATCCGGAAATGGTGGAAGGAAGCTTGCCATATGGGGTAGTCATACCCGTGTGGACATGCTTGTACTCCCGCCTGGCTTCCTGCATAAGGTAGCCATAGCGCATCGTCAGGTCGTCTTCTGATATCGCAGAGATATTGGCGAGAACATCGCCAATGTTTGCGAACCAGTCGGCCAACCAGGACCAGGGAGCCAGATTCCAAAGAGTTTCTGGTGTCAAGTCCGCGCCTAGAATAGCGCGCGCCTTGGCACGTAGCTGAGCCGCAAGGCTAGCTGTTACAGGTGGATACCTGTAACGAAACTCTCCCGAGAACCAAGTTTTCTTGGTATCGGTTTTGGTAACTGAGAAGTTCCCTGCCTGATTCCAGTGGTACAACGTCAACCCAGGCCATGGATACGTAGAAGTATCCTGGTACATGAGCGTGGTTGTGCTGGTTTCAGGGAACGTGTACTGTCGACGCATCGCCCTCCCAGAGTTCCTTTGCAGGTCCTCTAGGATTTGTGCTTGCTTCTGCAAAGCACGGGCCGTCTTCTTCAGGTCAGAAACCAAAGGTTTCCACCCGAATTCGACGTTGAGGTAATTGGATCCGAGACTTCGAAAGAAGTCAACTTCTCCCTTTACCTTGAAGTTCGACAGCAGTGATGGTATGCCCTCGCGGATAAGCTCTCCTAGAAACACGGAGAAACTTGCCTGCGGAGAGGCCGGCTTGCAGCGAGAGATCGCTGTAGCCCCAAGACCAACCCGTAGTGCGAGCGAATCTAGATTAGATTCAATGCTCCACTCGGACTCAGGTCTGCCTACTCCTAGGACATACAAAGGACGTGCAATGACAGGTCCAACCCAATTCCTAGAAAGGAATCCTTGGGGAGGAGCACTGCCCACGCCCTGTGAGACGATGGGAAAATCCAGTTTAGCTTGGATGCTAAACAGGGGCCCTCCGATGTCTAGTTCACGTCCAAAAGACGTGTCCATAAGATCCATCGGGTGGTTCTCATCTTTGATATGGCCGTACTGTCCTAGGGCTAAAGCCCAAGGCTGTACGACTTGCGGGGTGCTGTAGTTCCAAAGCGTGTCAACTCCGTTGTAGGAGTTCACACTGGAACTATAGCGATCCCTCGCAACTCCACTTTTCGTGGACATATCAATCTCACTCACAGTTCATCTCGAACGGAAGAGTTCTGTCAAACAGAGATGCAAGAATCTGACAGCGAGGGCTTCGCCCTACTGTTGATTCCGTGCTACGGTGGCTAGGTTTCCCTAGTCATTGCCGGCACCGGCGCCCCTTCGGGGGCG